GCTGCAGGAGTGCTGTCCTCATACATCAAATCACCGAGCGTCGTCATCGGATTAGAGAATCCACCCAAAGTTGTTAATTGACTGGTATTGTACAGGCCACCCGTAATTTGCCAGTTTGAGCCATCAGAGTAAATCTGCGCGACACCGTTGTTGATATTGATCACTTTTGTGGACGAGCCATCAATCGTTTGTGCGGGAGATGCCACCGTGATGGTTCCTGAACCAGTCGTGGTTATGTCGATAGCGGTACCGGCCAGAGCATTAGCCTGTGTGGTAGCCAACTTAATGTCATACGGAATTGTGTAATAAATCGTGATCCTAATGTTATCGATATTGGCGACGCCCAACACTGACTTTACTTGGAAGATAAAACCAAAGGTCGAGCCATTAACATCAGTCGGCGACAAAGTCGCGCCCCACAAATCATCAGTTGCACCGTAGGTCTTAGTGGTGTCGGAACCAGTGAAAGCTGTAATGGCCGCCTTGTCATCACCAGTTAGTACACCCGCCTTTAGTAGTTGCGCCTTAATGTCGTAAACTTTGACAGCCTCCGAGGTTGTACTAGTGCTCTTCCCCTCGACCTCAACCTTAATACCCTCGACATTAGCGGCGGACGGTATAGCGAAGCCGAAGTTCGTCACTTTTAGATATTCGCTCTCAACATAATCACCGCTAGCGAAAGCCGACGTTACTCCACTAACGGTAGTACCGGCAGCGGCCGTCAATTCCACTTCCACATCGGAGGTGAAACTCGAAATTGTCGTAATAAGATCAGCGCCAGCCGCTCCTGCACCGGGAATACGGACGTTCTTGCCTGCATCGGCGATTGTAAACACTGAGGAGGAAGCCGTTAATGTTTTATCACTAGCCGTAATTGAGCCAGCGAATGTCTGAGCATCACCCCTCGGATCGCTCGGGTTAATATTGCCGTCAGAAGCCCATGTAGCATACGAGTTATCGCTACCAGCCGCGTTAGATGGATTACTCCAAGCTACATAACCGGCTGTACTATCATTTGCAAGCGTGCCCGCATTAGCAGCAGAGTTGTTTAATACAAGAGTATTGCGCGTCACATAGTAAGTTGTAGAGGCAGTGACGCCACCTGGCATTGTGCCGGGAGCCGTCATACTTATAGCAGTCCCGGTTTCTAGTAGCGTTGAAAGCCGAATAAGATTGTTGGTAACATCCACATCAGCATCAGTAAATGTAGTACCCGAGAACGCGTAGGGAGTGAGGGTGAGATTATAGGTGGCAGCCGATCCAGTTTCGTCTTTGATGATATAGGTGCGGCCGATCCCGCCGGCCGCTGTGGGCAAGTTTACGGTCCGAGCGGCTGTAAGGGACGTGTAAGCGATGATATGGTCCGATTTGACAACAGTAGCCAAAGCGTCAGCTATTGCCCTGCGTTTGAAAAGTATACCGGCGTTATATCCCACCCAGGCTCCAGTGGCGTCAGGTCGGCCCTGAATATACAAAGGCGCAGCCGCCGCCGTGGAAGCGGTAAGAGCGCCGGCCGAGAGAACGTTAAAAGCCAATAATGAGCTTGTGGCTGGATCGGTGCGAGTCGCACTAACGCCACCTACTTTCTTGGTTTCATCACCTGCAGAAAAACGAAGTATAGGTGATGTACCCGTACCAGACGCCGGGGAGTGCACATTTAACCCACCGGTACCCCGAACCTGCATTTCCCCACTGCCTTGCAAGTTGACCTGAAAGTCAATGTTCGTGTCTGGACCATTTACGTTTAATCCTACTGGACTTCCTGCCTCAACAGGAGAACTAAAGTCAATCCGGTTACGAGTCACACGCATACCGTTAGAGTTGTTCTTGCCAAGAGAAATGGTTGAACTTACAACTGGATAAATGTCAACGTTGGTAAAGGGCACCGCCCGAGTATCAATAATATTGTTGCCATCAATCCATACATTTGTTGAGTCGTGATAGCGCAAAATACCGACGTTTGTACTTCGGTCAGAAGATAGAATCGGCGTTGTACCGTTGGCCTTGTACTGAGTTCCGGCATCAATAATTTGGTTACCTACGATAGAGAGTTGGTCAACCCAGCCATAAGAAATACCATTGCGAGACGCATTCTTAATGATATTGCTAGACACTAAAATATTTGTGGCACGATCTGAAAGGCTACCGCCCCGTATCTGGATGCCATCAACATCGCTATCACTAGCTCGGTTATGCTCTTGGTCGAGTACGTTACCTACAACAGCTAAGTTATTGGGCGCGTTAATAATGGCTACACTGGAACGACCGCTACCCTTGACTACGTTGGCATTTATGACCATGTAGCCCGGACCAGCTTGGTTATTGTAGCCACTTGCCCAAATACCCCAAAATGAAGCATTTTCCACAGTGTTGCTAGCACAAACAACCTTCGTATTACCGCGACTGATAGAGAAGCCATTATCTCGGCTGTCAATCGAATGATTGCCCATAAAGATAAGTTCTTCATTAAAACCAAACCCAGCATCGGCATTGTGATTAAAGTCACAGTTCAACACGCTAAGTTTGCCAGACGTTCCAAAGATACGAACGGGTAATGAGGCGCAATCATGAATCTTAACGTTATGCATATAAACGTCAGATAGTACGGGAGCGGTAGGATTGTCTAAGTCATTGCTGCCCGTTAAGTAGACGCCGCAGGTGGTTGAGCTCGTCGTGGTGTCACCAACAATAGTCAGGTCAGCCAGGCCGAAATTGGTAAATTCATTGACACCATCGTCGCGAAAAGCGCTATGGAGCCCAATGCCCGTGTAACCGTTATCGGTACCGTCATGAATAATAGCCGCGAATCCACGCACGATAACGTTAGACTTAGGAACAACTGGAGCTGAGTAACTAAGCAAAACACCGGGCTGCACCTCTACGACCGCAATGCCGGCAACAACCGAAGCAGAAGCGTCATCAACCGCGGCTTGAACTTGAACGTTGTCAGCGACACCGTCGGTGATGTACCCGCTGTCGCCGGTAGGGCCAACAATAATAGACGCTTTAGATGAAGCCGCCAAAGTCAACCGTGCGGACGTAGCCGTAGCATCAGCAATTAAATCACGAGCAAAACTCGAGAGAGCTGTAGTCGCCGCTGTATCAGTGCCCGTAAAGTACGGCACGAGATCAGGACCAGTTGCGACTCCTCCCAACGCCGTCAAGGTAGGGTCTAGCGTTGAAGCAGCCGTGATGGACGCTTCAACCCAGTCTGCATCACTCCCCAACCAGGGCGAAGCTCCGAGCAGCCAGTACTTGTTGTCGTTGGCCGTGTAGGCAATCATGCCTTCGCGGCGACGTTCGTCTGGAATAGCATTCCGCTCAGTGTGATCCGCCACCTCCCGCAAACCGCCCAATCCTAGCAGTGCGTCATGGGTTGGATAGACATCAGTAACATCAGTGGTAGTAAGCGGACCGGTAACTCGTGGCATTATGCAACCTCTATGTTAATTGAACCGCCGAGGATGTATCTCGTTCGATAAACTCGGTAGTCAGTAACTTCACCCAGTGAGTTTGTCACCGAAACAATGGCATAGCTCAACCCGTTCGCGGTATTGGAAAAATCGGCATGGTCAGCAACCGTCGCCATGGTCACGTCGAAGTTGGTCGAAGTGTCAGTAAATGACGAAGCCGCTGTCATGCTCGTAGGGTAACAAAAGTACTTATATCCTCCGGCGGCAAGAGCGTAGGTACCAAAGCCAGTCGAAGCTAGGCTGTTCCCAGCCAGCGCTTCAATTTGAGCTTCAGTTAACGTTGTATTAGTGGATGTGCCAACAAATACTCGCCACAACCATGTCACGGTGAAGTTGCGAGTAAAGCTGTCGGACTGGGTATTCTCGCCGGTAATTGTCCAGACATGAGTTCCCGGAGTGATGCGCGTCACTGTCCCGACATCGGCGACTGTCGTACCAGACGAAGCCAAACCCGTATCGAGAACTGTCACGCCATCGGTAATCTCAACGCTTGCGGCTGTAACGTTGCTGCTGTTGGTAGTGGCCCAGCTAAATGTCTGATCACCAGTAATATCTTCACCAACTTCGACTGTAGTGGCCTGACCAGTAATAAGAAATGACGAGAACGCTGGAACCTGATAGGGATACAATAATTGCTCGAACATATCAATGGCCGACTCAGCGCTAAAGGTCGAACCAGCGGCAATACCACCAACGGTTACAGGGGTGGGCGCGGCGTTGGTAAAGGTAACGGAATCAAACGTCGCCGCACCTCCCGAAGCTCCTAGGGTGGCCTTACCCTTGACCAGCGTCGTAGCATCGGGCACAGTATTCGTCGAGAATTGCGCAAACACAATATCGGTTGTACCCAACGTGAATGGTCCAGGACCACTCACCACCCAGCCACTACTAGCATTGACGGTTCCAGTTGAGACGAGGGTAAACGCTCCCCTAATCTCGCTCGAGCTATCCATATCAGTTGCCCGGGTCAACACAAACGGAGTACTTACCCCGCCGGTGTCGGTTACAACATAAATACCATTGTTCTTAAGAGTGGCCTCATCCTTTACGAGGATACGGTCATCTGTCGATACGGTGATACCATCAACCACTAATGCGCCATTGCCACTAGCTGTCAGCACCCCAGCCAAATATGTGTTAGTCGACAAGGCAGCAGCGGTGGCAGCAACGACGGAGGTTTTTACGCTTAATCCTTGCGCTAAAGCATCGGCGTAGGCTTTATTAACGGCGTCCTGTGAGCTAACCGGGCTAGCTAGATTCGTTATTCGTTGCGACGCCATGTTAACGGAAGCCGACGGAGTCGCCATTTCGTTAAGACGATTCGTCCGTACCGCCGTGTTGAAATTGGCGAATGTTTTATCACCCCTCAGATAGTCAACCGAGGTAGTCGGAGCCAGTAAGGGCTCGACATCTGTGCCGATTTCAACACCTAGGTTAGCTCTGGCGGTCGTGGTATTGGACAGATCGGAGAGGTTGGAGGTTTTGGTCAGTTTGGTATTTAATGCTGTCTGAAGGTCAGTTTGGTTGCCAATGGTGCCAGTAATACCCCCCCACACACCAGTACCATCCCCACCGCCACTGTCGATGCCGTCGGCACCAGGAGGCCCCTGAGGACCAGTTGCTGCTACGGTACCCACAGCTGTAATTTGCTGAGGGCCAGCTATACCATTAACGACAATAGTGCCATCAGCGGCTACTCCAACAACACGGATCGTCGTACTAGGCACTTATTCGTTTCCTACCTGGCGATTAGACGGGTGGCCTTTGACGACAAACTCGCCGTACACGCTCGGTGGCTCGGCTAAACCATCCGCTGTTTCAATGATGAAGTCGTAGTGATACTTGCCCGGATCGATGTAGGTATCGGCGTCATCTAGGGTAAACCCACTAATTCCCCCAGCAGCATCAGTGTGATCGACCGGTAGTACAGTTTTTTTGATTACTGCAGAGGTATCGGTGGCATTGGAGTCATAAACCGGCTGTTTAACCGTGAAGTACAGCGTTTTACCTGTCAAAGCTACAGCTGCACCAGTACTGTCGACGTGATTGTAGACTACTGGGTAAGTGGTGCCTCGGAAGATTTCAATTTTGTTAGCCATTTGTTGATTCCTTTGCGGTGAAGGTTAGTCCACTACGCGCCAGATACTCCTGTTGGTTATGCTGGTATTACGCGCGCGCCTTCTGTAATGCTAATATAGTCAGCTATGTAATGAATTTTACCAGTGTCAATGCTATGAGTAGCAGTGGTAGCGAAGATGGCCTGACCATCGAAGTAAGGTTTTATCGGCGTCTTGGCGAGAGCCGTTCCCCGAGCTACATAACCCGTGCTATCAATCCCGCCACCAGCGGTGAGGGCTGTGCCAGTCAGGATCGTTATCAGATCATTGGTTGAGCCCGTCTTACCATGCACCAGGGTTCCGCCCGTACCGGTGGGAGTAGTTTCGACAATTCCCCGCAAGCTGACTAAGCAAGCCCCTGAGACGGTAAACAGGGGAACCTTACCATCAGATCCACCGGTTAAGGGAGTGGCTGCCATGGCCGTTACAAGATCACTACCATCATTACCCGAGAAGTCAGTAATATCTACCAGGGCTGCCGCCGCGGTATCGGCTTCAATGGCCGTCTTAACATCGCTAGCAATTGACTCAATCGCGCCAGCATCGACACCACGGATCAGCGTACCGCTGCCATTAACCGTAATATGGGTAGCATTCTCGCTAAACAAGATGGCATTACCAGCAGCGCCGGCCGTCTTCGCCTCAAACAACTGCGTAGTGTTGGTATTGGTCGTGGCGTCAACAGTAGCGTTAGCAACAGTACCCGTGCCATAGGCGGTACCAGCTCCAGCGGTCGCGTTAACCGCTGACTTGACGTTATCGAGAGTAGTGGCTGCATCTGCCCCAATCTTCACCTCATTGGCCGCTGGCGTCAGAGTCGACTTAAGTGTGTACGTCGTTGCTCCAACCACAAACGTGCCACCATCCGCCGGATTAGTGGCATCGCTGGTCATCGTCCCCTGAGCCTTGTCGGCCGTTCCGGTCGTGCCTAAATCGACAATAATGGCATTACCGTTGGTATGGACGCCAATCGTCCGTCCAGCTTCCCCAGGATCGCGATACTGTACGGTAATAAGGTTACCAGCCGTCCCCGCTGTATCGGCGGTGAACGTCATGTCGTTGTTGGCCCCACCGAGCGTAGTGGTCATGGCAGCTTTGGTGGACAACTTACCACTGGTGATGCCACCGTCAAAGGTTATGGTCTTCACCACTCCGGCAGGGCGAACACCAGCTTGGATTTCTTCTAGTTCAACGCGGGAAAAGTAGGTCATTAACATTTCCCTTTCATCTTGTGGGCAGTCTTAGAATGAGTTTTACCGGATCCTGGCATTCCAGACTGGGGAAGGTTGGGCATAGGCATACCGGCCATCGGGACCATCTGAGTACGCTTGCTAGCTTGTTTATTCTTCATGTAGGCGGCGAGCCCTGGATTCATCGACATAATTGTTCCTTAATAACGCCTTTTAGCCAGTCCAGGCAACACATCTGGATAGCTGGCTAAAGGCGCTGTTAGTTAAGCGGCCAGAGCGGCGGTGCCACAGATGGCGTCTACGACCCATCCACCAGTCCCTGAGGTAAGCTTCACCCAGCTGCCGGCTGGTTGGTTGGTGAAGACCAACGCCTTGTTAGCGGTGGTAGCCGTTGAACCGTTGCCAATGATGTAATCACTGGCGTTCGGAGCAATGGTGAGAGTGATACCGTACGCACCCACCCGAATGGTGTAGCTACGCAAGGCAGCCGTAGCTGGAAGGGTCACCGTTAGGGTTGCCGTAGCGTTTTGAACCACGCCACAATCACCAGCATCCAGAGTCTTCGCTGTCGTCACCGCCTCATATTCGCGGTGGCCCATACCCTCTAAGTTAATGGTAGCCATTATTCGTTACCCTTTCCGGCGCGAGGCATGCCCAGCGTCTTTTTACCTTGGGCCAAGATCTCCGCCGGGGTGATACCACGGGCCTTCGCAGCTTCGAAGTCTTGACGTTCTTTCTGAGTCTGGAGGTGCTGGATGGCCGCGCGAGCCGCGTCAACCTTTACTTCCTTGAGCCATGAGGTACCCTTCGGCTTCGGAACGCCGTGGACCTCTAATTTTCGTTCTGTATCTGGCGTAGAAACAGCCATAATAGTTCTCCTGTTAATTACGCGACAGCGTGGATGCCGATCGAGTAGATGCGGTTGATGTCAGTGAAGCAGTCGTAGCGGTGGCGGTACTCAAGCAAATCACCAGAGATACCAGGCGGGTTCGAGTGCAAGGTGTAGTCAATCAGCTTCTCAGGGGCAGTCGTCGCCGACGGGTGAGAGATAAGCAGGTCAACCGCACCAGAAGTGGTGGGCATACGACTAGACGGGACAACCACGATCTTGTTGTTGTCGACCGTCCCCAGGTCACCTGAGTGGCGGATGGCTTGACCCATGTCGGATGCTAGCACCATGCCGGATTGCTTAAGGTAGTTGTAATACCCGGCAGTCATGGCAGCAACACGTCCCTCTTCCGGCGCTTCGTTGTCGGTGATGTCAGCGCCAATAGCAGTCAGGTTGGTCCAGGCATTAGACGCGGATGTCGCAGCGTCGGCGACGATGTCGTCACGGTTGTAGACAGCGGCGGTGGTTGCAATGGACTGGAAGATGTAGGTGTCAATTTCCGGCACGAGCACGTTCTTGGTCGCTTGGGCAAGGTAAGAACCCGGCTTACGCAACATCTTGGCGTCTTGCTGGTTCTTTTTGTCCATCGTCTTGGTCCACGAACGGTCACGGGTTAGCGTCCAGGTTTGCTGAGTGTCTTCCACTTCACTGGCGTTGCCATAACGGTTGGCAGCCGCATTAGGATCGTAGTTACCGATGGTCGGGTCAGAGAGGGTACTAACGATAATTGCGTTATTGCCGTCCCACGACCAATCCTGGTTGGTAAATTCTTTACTTTTGCGTTTGGCCTTAACAAGATCAGATGTCTTGCTTTGGAACTCGGTAGCAAGGTTAATAGCCACTTAATTGTTCTTTCCGACTCTAGCGCGCAGCTTCCTCGTCGAATCCCTCCATCATTTGAGCAATGGCGGTCTTCTTGGCTTCTTTCGGAGCACGATTAGGCGGAGTAAGGGTTTTGGATTTCTCCTTCTCCTTACTGGTCGTCTGCTTGCGTGCGCCGATGCTCATAAGCTCGGCAATAGAGTCTGCTTCAGTTTGTAAATGTGAGTACAAATCTCCGCGTACATCCACCGGTTCGCCGTACTTGTCCACTGTGACCGAAGCAGCCTGGAATAAATCAAGGGCTCGGTTGACCTTAGCCTGAATAGCTGGATCGGGATTGTTCAGGATATCGAAATCCTTTAAAGCCCGTTGGTAGGCACTGGTCAAAGTGTTTTGATTAGCGGTGACTTTGTTGGTGTAAGCATCAACTTGTAATTGTCGGACGGCTAGGTCTTTGGGATCGTCTGGATCAGCGGCGGCGATGTAGTCGTCCTGGTCCTTCTTCCGTGAAAGTTCCTTAGCTTGCTTCTCTTGGAGTCGTTTCTCAGCCTGCTCTCTATTGAAGGCTTTGGTCTTCTCCTCATCCGACTTGGCGTCTTTAGCTGCCGGCTTTTCAACTTTGGTCTTTTCGACCCCAGTCTCCTTGTCGTCATCTTCAGACTTAGCCTCTTCGTCGTTCGTTTCTTCCTCAGATGCCTCTTCGGGTTCATCGTCTGACTTATGCTCGAATGATATCTCTGTGTCCTCTAGAGCAGACTCAGCACCATCATCATCAGATTCGGCTTCTAGCTCTTCCGCTTTGGGTAGCTCCTCATAAAAATTCATGTACTTAGAGCCGTGCGGATATGCCATTGTTTCTCCTTAGTTGTCTACCCATTAAGTGGGCGAGTCTCTGCTCGTAAGGTAAGCGACACCGCGATAAAGGGATATCTTAGACGTAGCATAACAACTAAACCATCAAGAGCACAAGCTTTTAATGGAGAAAATGACGATGACTAGGGTGCCCAGCACCCTCGCATGACAGCACGATACCACGCTTGACAAAGTGATGTTTTACCTTGGGTAGATTGTCTAAGTCCAGCGTGAACTCCGCCTCACGCTCTAGCTTGTCGCGTATCTCATCCTTCGTTAAACTGGATTGCTCAGCCTCTATCTCTGCTCGTCGTTCGGCGTGGCCCACGTTTCCTCCGATTTGCTGTGATCCCGCAATATATTGCTCAGCTCAATTTGCACTTCAATGAGACTAGCGACGGCTAGCTTGCGAGCTCTACGCTCTACCCGAAATTGCACGTCGCTCATCTTCTCTTCATCAACATACGGACCATACATCAGCTTAGTCACCTGCTTTTGAATGGTGTCGCGCACAATCTCACCCGCTGGCAATAGTTGCTCACGCTTTTGCTTCTTTTCTTCGGCGACCGCCTTCTTCTTAGCAAAGCTGGCACTTGAAGCGGCCGTGTATAAAAGACTGTCATTGCGGGTCATGCCGCCACCTTCGGTTTCTGCTTAGCTTTTAGTTTCTCCATCTCCATGGGATCGGGGGTATTATGTTCGCGTACGATATCCATGCTTTGCGCATGTTGAGCGGTTGCCTCAGCCTGTGCCTGTTGCTGAGCCTTAATAACAGCATCTTCCTGAACGGGTGACAGCATGATGGATGGGGTATAGCCGGCACGCTGCTCTTTCTGACGTTTGATATCTTCTGGAGCGTCCTTATAGGGCACTTGCTGTTCTTCGGTCAGCTTATCTTTAAGGTCTTGATTTTCTTTCTGCAAATCTTGCATAGCCTGGGCCTGTTCCTGCATTTGTTGGGCTTGAACTTGCGCCTGGTCAATTGGCTGACCGTCAGGACCAAGTTCATCGGGAGTCGCATCAGTGATAATCTTGTCGTTATCAGTGGTGAGGCTAACGATTTCCGCCATGAGCTCACCGGTATCTAGTTGTTTCTTGCCAAGCATGATAGGCTTGCCACTTTGCAAGAGAGGGGCAGTATTGGGGTTAGAAATAAACTCAGCCACCTTGGTTAGACCTTCTAGCTTCTGTTCATCAGCGGTCTTTTGGTCCTTCTCCGGGTCGACTTCAAAATCAAACTTACCACGAACCGTATCCCAAACAATTTCAAGCTCGTTAGTGTCTTCAGGGAACTGCAAGCCGCCCTTAACAAGGAGTTCTTTCTCATCATCAGTTAGTTTGAGTAGGTCAGAACCTTCCATGTTGGCGAAGTGGGTGTTAATCATCGACTTAGCGACGGCCGCGTACGTGATATACAGGTTGTCCTTGAAGTCTTCGTCATCAATCGACAAGTCGGCCGCTTGAAACTTGACCCCCACCGGCGTTTTGGAGTAGTTGGGATCGCCTGATCCAGCCTGAATAGACGTATCACCAGTGGGGATAAGCTGGTTAAGCGATGTCTTATACATGCTCATACGCTCAGGAAGACCCCGGTACGTCTCAGTATTGACCTGAACTGGCTCAACCGTCGCATTACCGGTAAACCACTGGGCACGTTGGGCAAAGACTAATGAATCAAGGTCTACACTATCAGCATTGCCGTTGATGTTGAGTGGCGGCTGGAGTCCTAATTGTGTGGCGAGTACGTCAGCCTGGCGCATGTAGTCAAGAACGTTCTGTGTCCCTCCAGCCAGCTTAACAATGCCGATGCCATAGGGATTAATGAGATTCTGGTAGCAATAGAGGAAATGAATGCAGGAGTCGCCGCTCGGATCGGGGTTAGACCACTCACGCACGGTCTTATCGGTCTTGGAATAGTACATGTAAAAGGGTGATTCAACACCGCGTTGAACGGCGATACAGAATTTATACCCTTGAGGCTTCTGTTTGCCCTGTTGCTGAAGAGGCGTATCCTGACCATCACGCTCCTCGGTCTGTTTAGCGGCGAGGATAGCCTCTAACGCCGGAATATCCCACTTGTTATAACCATCGCCCTCACCGTCACTACTCTTCTCTTCCTTGGCCTGCTCAATCATGTTCTCGAGCTGTAGTTTTGAATAAAATACATCCCAAAACATGACGTCCGAGTCGTAGTCACTAACCTTACCCGGCTCAAGCGTCACGTCTTGGGGTTGAGCCACGATAAAGTCAGCATGCCTTCGGCCATCTTTTTCGACAAAGAGCGTGATAATTGGCACTGATCCATAGATTGCGGCCTTACGCACTGCATCCTTCCATTTACGCGTGAAGGGTGCCTGAGTATTGGCAAAGGGGATGATGTGCTTACGCCACACAATGCTGGCCAAGTCTCCCACCCATGCCTGATCACTATCGGAGGTGACCGTACCACTGAGTTTGCTCGAGACGATACGCTTAGGAAGCTTGAACAGTGCGGCCGCCAGTGATCCATCGTTGACTTCGGGCAGGTTCTCGTCCATACCCTCCATGAGATCATTGTCGGCGAGGCGCTCGAAAGCGGGGTAGTTCTCTCTCCAAACGTGACCCTCGGTCTTTGAATCGGTGTATAGCTGTTTGAGATCGTCTTTACCGATAAAAGCCACGTGATAGTCCTTGTGTTACGTATTACTATAGCTGCTATGCCAAAATAGCGCTATCTCTCCTAGCTGTAGCATATGCGTTGGCCGCCAAGTCAGGAGTATCAAAGTGCCCTAGATGTGTCTTATGACCCTCAATACGGATCTGGGCATACCACTTATTGTTCTTAGGATTAAAGCTTACCCCTAGTAAGCCTGTTGTATTATTGCTAAAGAGACGGCGGTTCTGCACCTGCACATCACGAGTAGCCCACCTGCAATTTGATGATTCATAGTTGCCGTCCGTATCTCTTCTATCTAAAGTGTGGCCGGGAGAGGGCTTATTTCCCATATCCTTAACAAAATTCATAAATCCATCGATACCTCGCCAACGATCACACACAGTAATTCCACGACCGCCGTAATTAGCGTATGCCTTACCTCGCGTGTAGTAGCATCTCTGAAGCATACCAGCGTAAGTTGAATACAACGGATGTTTCGTTTGACCCACAACTTTATACGTTAATTTTTTAGCATCTCCATGTCGTTTTTGACGCATATAATGAACGCCGCATAGACCTTTAGCATTCACAAACCTCAAGCAATCCGGCTCTGTACACACGCTTCTCATTCTTCATCCTCTGGTGGAAAGTTTTCTGGGTCCTTAACTACCACATCCATCGCATTAAGCGGGGTGATAAATAACCGGTCCTTACTTTTGTACGCCGGCATCATCTCAGGGTTTGGATCCTGATCCATGTACTGTTCAGCCGTCATAATGAGCACGTTCGGCAATGGCGACATGATGATACCCTGGGTGTCTTTGACGGCGTTGAAGATAGCTTGCTTGAGCTCTTCGCCACGTTCACGTAGGTCTGATACGTCGAGTTCGTTACGACCACTAAATGATGCGTAGTTAGTTTTAGACATGGAGTTTTAACCTTTCTTGCGTGTTATTACGATGCGTTCGCTTAACTGGCGGGTGCTCTGTTTGATACATCTGCCATACTCCGGCACAAGCCATCACGGCATCGTCATGCGTGTTGGGCGCCGCTTCGGGCTTACCACTCTTGTTAACGATAAATGTCTGATGGTGATCTAGTGTTTCCTTATCGTATATCACCACTTGCTTGGCGTTAAAAGCCGTCAGCCAATCGCCAAGCATTCCCGGACGAGTCGATGCGTTTGTATCCCATCCCAGCCGATCCGTTCGTTCCTCACCATCTAACGTACCACTAGATTTTGCGACATAGAGATTATAATCTCCAGACAGGTTAGAGGTCATTAAGTCATGCATAGCACTAATACCACCGTTTTGTCGCTCAAGTGCGACCATCGGGGGGGCCCCGGTGAGCTTCTTAATCCACCGTAATGCTTGAACTAAATGAGGTGTCATCTCGGCCGCTACGCCATGCATAGACAACACTAAGGGGATATCAAGATTACGAGTGGAGAGGAATTGTACAAAGTTCTTGTCATCACCACCTTGAGCTGTATCACCAAACACGACGAAGAACTCACCTTGTTGTATCTTGCGGTAAAGCCTGAAGCTCATGCCGGCACCTCCAGGGCTGATAAATACACCGCTTCACTCAATGGCTTCCTAATATGGGTATTGTGGTATATCAGAGCGTCAGCATCAAAGAAGGGCCTGCCGCCGTATAAGAATGCCTCGTAATCGTATGTCGGATACTCACGTAGTTCTTCCTTATCCTCAAGCCCCTTGGTCTGCATGTAATGCCAATAGCATTGATCCGCTGTTGCAAGTCCCGCTTGATACAACTGCTGGTAATAGGTTGGTACTTGCCAGTCTTTAGGGGCTTTCTGGTGATATTGTTTAAACGTATACCAGGCCATGAAACGACTCTTAAACAGAGATAAGCCATCTTTACCTGATTGATACTCCTCGGCAAAGTAATCCCCGGCTAGATTGCCAGTAGACTCGCGGAATATCTTCCCGTAGTTTTGAGGCACCTGCTTCTCGGCTCCCACCACAAGCTTCTTAGCGTTCATAATCTCGGTGTTGGGGTAGAAGGCAATCTCTGACCAGTGAATATTCTGTTTCGTACCACCACGGCCTGACACCTTAGCGCTAGCCGTCTGAGCATGATACTGGGCGCCACGCTTACGGCCAATCAGCTCTCCCCCGTTGTCCACTTTGAGGAAGGCCTTACGTAGCTTCAGCACGTCACTCGGGTTATCCTCCATGTCACGGATTGTCCCACCCTGGGACTTGATCAGCCACGAGTCGAGGAATAGGTTAAACCGGGCAATATGGGCATCAGTCTCAGAGTCTTTGTGTGAGTAGATGTCGGAGTCAATAATGGGGATTTCACCTAGCTCCGACATGATGAAGTCAGCGGTAAATAGTCCCTCTATCACACTAGATATGCCGAACTGGCGGCCCTTTAGAATGTTCTCGCGTATACCCTGCATCTCGGGGTAGTCAGTCTCTAGCGTCTTATAATAATCATCCTGAACATCATTGAACTTAAACGGTACGAGCTCGCCATACTTATTTTTAATGGCAAAACAATCTTCAATGAATGGCTTGTAATCAAGAACAATCACTCTTTGCCTTTAACATAATTTTGGGTACCAAAGTTAAAGTTGACAACTGAACCCTTGCCCTCATCATTGTTGGCGGTAGCACCCATAAGGGTGAGTGCCTTCCATGAAGCGTTAAGACGTACCGAGTGATCCGGTAGTGCCTTCATTTCGCCCTTGATCTCTTGCAGCTTCATAGCCTTCATTCCATCGGCTATGGGTTTTGTGATCAAGTCAATCGTCAAGCCATGCTCCTCAAGAGCCTTTTGCACCGCTTCTTTTATTGAAGGTTTTTGTAAGTTCTCTGTGGCTATCGCATGTGCCGTTGCCAAATTGTTAGCATCATAAGCTGCCATAGCCGCATGACTACCATTGCCATCAGTCTTGATGTACTCGTCAACAAACTTCGTTTGCTTAATAGTAAGTGGACGCTTCTTCTTTAACTTAGGGTCTGCAATAGGCATAAGTTATCCCCTATGCAATCTGAGTTCTATCATTCCACTATCTTTGTAGTTTGTCTAGAGATAACCACTCCACTTAGCAGAGCGCGGCCCTTGTCAGTTATTTCATAGTCTCCCCGACAACCACAAGAACAACCCGTAATTAACCCTTGCTTATCCAAGCTACGCATCTTTGATAATCGCAACTTTTTAGGTATATCCGGCATGAAGGCATTGTCCATAGCCGAGGGGCCACCCTCCTCAAACCACATACACCAGTGGCCCCTAGCGCACGCTTCAGGAAAATGAGCCCACAATCCACAGTAACTATACTCGTGCGGCGAATTAAACTCGTTCAAGTGGGCAAGTATTGGCATAGTGGGAACATCGATTGTCTTCATTCACTCACCCCCTCCTTACCCTTAATAGCCTTGTAAACCTGCTTCACGTCAATCACTTCCTTAACGAACTGGAAGTTTCCGTTATCTGCTAGTATCACATATTCCTTAAGCTGTTGAAACTTACGGTTAGCACTGGGGTCTCGTGGGTCGGGTAGTCCATTCATGCGCGTAATACCAGCTACCTCCATATCGTAGAGTTTGCCGTCTATGCTTAGTTTAATGATACTCTGACGAGGTAGGCCATCTAGGACTGCTTTGAGGAGACCGACTGAAGTGTTCATATATGCTCACCCAAGTATTGTATAAGAATAGCTTGGGGAGTCATCGGGTCAGCCATGCCAGGAACCATCCAAGCAATGTTGGACGATAAGTGCTTCTAATAATCTTGATCGTCGCAACTGGCTGATCATAGACGTCATAGATTTTACGCCAGTCATTCATAGTCTCAGCCTCTTTACGTTCGCTTCTAGTTCATCAATAAAATCGTTATATGGGTCAGCATAGTGGCCATTGTAGTGGGTGGTTTCGCCGTCGTCGGGATATTCTTCTTGCCGTTCCGGGGTTGCTTCTTTAATTACATCACGGATGAGCTGTTTAACCTCTGGAATATGGTCCTTAATAGACTTCTTATTTTCCTCCATATAGCTCTCAGGATACTCATGCATGGGGAAATAGTTCTCACCCTGACTCTCTAGTATCTCTTCTATTCGTTTATTGATGTCTATATTCATTGGGGTACTCACTCAGCACTCCTCGACTTAAGCAACCGTCCAGCATTGGGATACGCCAACGGATGATTAGGGTTAATACATGATCCACTCGGGTGATCCGGTAGGTTAGAACCATAGCAGGCCAAACCTTCGGGGTGAGGCACGAGTGAGTGATAGTAAAACTTAACCAGAAGTTTCTTTTTAGCGGGGCGTATGCCGTCTAGTACTTTCACTTACTCTTCCCCTTCGGCAGAGGCTTGCTATTAAACTTCAATTGGCACCTTCTCTCTATTAATAAAATAGCTGTTGCACGTTTTGCAATCACATTCTAAGCTAGCGTTCCTAGCATTGGCTTGGAGGAACGCTAGCTCCTTCTCGCTCAACTCATACCATTCTCCACGCACATGATTATCCTTAAAGGCCCGATGAACAAACTTCTCAAACACGAGAGCATCACGCATAAGATACGTCTCCGCTACTAAATTCCTGTGATTGCCCGTCCTAAGCATACTCAGACGAGACCCAACGTTAGACGTAAACCCAAGCTTGAATATCCACAAGTCATCATCCTGCGCTGTAACTATATAAAAGTGAGTCACTTGCAACCCTTCTTGCATAAGCCTTTTGCAGCACCATGCTCACAAAAAGATACGTTACGCCTCGACATTCTAGTCTCGGTTATACGCTCACTACCGGTTGCATGTTTGAGCAACGCGGTATTCACAAATTCCGACTTGGATTCTAACTCTCTCCAGGTCTCCTCATTCTCTTTACGAATCCAAATATCACTCCTCATGTGTACAGTGTAGGGTATGTATGTGTAGCCGTCAAGAATAAATAATCTTGTTGACAGGCATGTGTAGTGTGTAGTATAGTCCTAGATATTAACAGGGGATAACACCGGTATGAATTTTAAACTGATGCGCACTCGCTATCAGGTAATCCATATGAATTTCTCGGAAGAATTCCCCGATCCTGCCCGTAGCGAAAGCAAAATCATAGCTGTAGATTGGTTATCAGACCCTGGTTATGTTTGGATAACATATATTATAGCTTCCTAACTGACCCTCAAAAGCCGGGTGCAACGCTGAGAAGCAATGCGGTGAACCACCACCATGAGAGCTAGCTAAGAGGTTGTCCACACCGCAAGCAAACGTTCTTGATGTTTCGTATGTGTTTATGCCTAGCCATTAGATGTCATATCCTCTTGATCTGAATACGCGATCTTTCTCATTGGTTAACTCAACAAGGCGCTTCTTCGTTCCCGGTTTGTAATCGTCCAGCTTTTCAGCTAAACGAAGTACTTTAGGCCGCATCCAAACATATAACTTGACGGGTAGGATAAGCTTCTTACCCAACTTGAACTCCGATCAATTTAAGCACCACCGCCAATACATATACTGCGGCAGCCACCAGCCGGATCAACGATCCCACTTCCCCACTGGCTTTCTTCTCGATTAAATACCCAATCAGGTAGGCAGCCAGACAAATGCTTAAGATATTCGATACTAAAATCATCTAATTTCTCCCGATTAAATTACTAAACTTGAACGGCTGTTTCTCTGGCTCCTCATGATAGCCATTCTTAACTAGTAGTCCTTCTAAAAGTCCTGAGATATAGGCAATGTCTATTTGGTCAAAGGTATCTTTCTCCTTAGCCTGTACGCGAATGTACTCGTAAAGCTTTTTAGCTAGGACGTAATTCTCATCGTTCATAGTGCTTATACTCTATCAGTTATTGTCTTTTATCCCCAGCCCCTCACGGATACGCCGGATTTGCGCGTTACCCCCTTCAATCTCGCGCACAAGTCCAAAGTCGTAGCCTCCGCCAATTGGTTGTGGCAGGACATCAGGTATCTTGCGTTCTTCCCCTACTGCCTTGGCTAAGGCTCGGCGGATAGCGAGTTTAGCAATTGGTAAGCCAAAATGGCCACTAAACGCATCTTCTCCCAATTCCCCCTCGTTTATGCGACCGTAGCTTAAAAGTATTTGCTCTAATTCTTTATCAAAACTCATTCTCCCCCTCCGTTTCGGGCTTGGCGGGTGGAAAGCATGACGGAGGTTTGTCCGTAAAATAACTATCGCTATTTTCCAGGAGGAATCCGCAACGTTTACAGTAGGTCCGTTTGAAGAACCAGCCTTTCGTAACGAATTTATGCGGGTACATGCTCACTTCCCCACCTCCCCATCCAGCAGGGCGCGATATGGCCGGAGCGCAGCGTCCAAATCTGTTTCGGGCATCCATCGAACGCTACGGTTAACATCACCATAGGTGCCATGCTGCCGCAGTCCTTCCGCGAAATCCACCACCAAGCGGGCAGCGGCGCGGGAGATAGCAATATAATCATCATTGTTAAGCGGCTGGCTAAGTTTTCCAGCAAGCGCCTGTTTCATTGGGTCGGTTGGCTTCATTTCAATATCCCTTGTTTATAGAGCTCGATGGCGAGCTTGGCTGCCGCGTCCTCGGGGGTACCTTCGGAGTATCGATAAGGAGAACCGACTGTAGCAAAAAACTGGTTGCCCCAAGTATTGAGGCCGATAATCGCTCCCTTTGGTAACTTACGCAGAAGATATCCGAGGTCGTAGGCGGGTCCAGCTTTGCCAGACATATCATGTCTCACTAGCTCCCATTCGGCTAAGTCGGGGGTGTGAATCCTCGTAAAACCAATACTTTTCGGTATCCACCCGCTTAGCTCATACAACTCTGCACACAATTCTCTCGATGCTACATTCACTTCTCCTCACCTCTGGTTGCTGTGGGTGGGGTAAGAGCGGCAGTTACGGCGGCAATATCCGCGTCAGTTAACTTGCGATCAGGAGCACGCACTACCATGTCAAGGCTTACATATCGAGCCTCATAGGGCAGCTTCTTCTCGTCCTGCTTGTCCATCAGCCACGCGAGTCGTTTCCTAAAAGTTTCTTCTCCCCGCCTCTCCGCTTCTACGGTGGCTTGGGCGATATAAGCAGTAAGTGCTAGAGCTACTTTGTACCGGCTTCGTTCATCGTCGATAATCTTGAGCACTGCGTCTGTTACAGGAGTATGCTCCTCGCTCCCACCCGTAGTGCTGGTTGTATGCTTGGTCATTGCGGGTGTGCCTCCGAGAAAGCTTTGATTTCGCGTACCTCATCATTGGTAAAACATTGAACCGTGTACTCGCTAGGGTCAAACGGCTCATCTGAGATATCGTTAAACGCTTTGATAGCCTTGGCCTCACTGTCGTGAAAGCCGGCCAGTATCTCGCTTTCGCCCTTGTATGTTATCGCGTATTTCATTGGTTGGTGTCCTTCCACTTAGTTGCTATCAGATGCTCAACAAATTGTTCGATGTCGAGCGTGTAGAACGTGAGAGCTACGAATCCAAGACATAATCGGGCGCTGTAGTCAGCAACTGCAAAATGTGGTTTGGCCCATTTGCCTACAGCCAGGGTAAGCGATACGCCTTTCATCGAGTGTAGTTTCATCATTCCCCCTTTCCGGCGTCTGGGTTCGCCCATTGCCGCTTATCTTCTGGTACAAGCCAGATTCCGCATCTTACGCAGTTGTATTTATTCCCCCATGCCTCGAAATGCCCCATGCGCCTGCAAAGATACCGTGCGTAGAAACCGGGGAATATCGGCTTAAAAGCTTGCTTCCTAGTCATTGTCTTTGTCTCCGGCGTCTATGGTGGGGAGAGCGGCAAGAGTATTCGCCACAACCTCATCCATATCGGCGTTAACAGCTTCTCGTATTCCATATGGATCACGTTGGTCTAGTGGATATCGTGCCTTCAGCGCTTCTCCTGTCCGCCGTATCGCTTCCCTCACCGCCTCATCCTTCATTGAAGCCAGAAACGGCGCAATCACTCGCTCCATCTCCCGTATTATGCCGACACGGATAATCACGTTGCGGTCTTTGCCTGGTGCTCCGGGATTATCGAGTACAGCTCCACCACGCGCAACCATTTCTATTAGGTCGCGTATTAGCGGGTCTAAGGCCGGACTGTCGGTTTGTATTTCCGGCTGCTTACTTATGGGGTCGGTGGCGCTAGGCTGCTCGACATTCGCCGGGTCGCAGTCGTCACCTTTGAAATGGGTAACACCTAGCTCTATATGTTTGCCCCATTCTTCTGGTTCTGGTTGTAGTGGGTGCAATGCTTGAGGACGGCCGCAGAGATTGCATTTATTGCCAGAGCCTGATTGAAACGGATGCCAGATATTGATATTTGGCTCGCATCCGGGTGTTCCACAGGATAATAGTAGCCCACCGCCAGGTATACTTTTACTAGATGGTGGCTTACCGCAATTCCCACAAACAAATTGAAAGCCGGTGGCGCTCGGCTGAGGAGTGCTATGAAGCTCCTTGCCGCGACCACATACCGCACATTCATTGCCGAAGCCGGAAGCAAACGGGTGCGAGGTAATCTTGCTAGTGTCTGGCTCCTGGTGGGCGTCAGCGTGGTTTTTGCAGGGATTACCTGGATCGTTTATGACGTTCCCGCAGCTTGAACAGGCATCCTTACTTAGCGGCGGCGGGGGCGAATCGACAGTCGACATACCCTTTCGTACAGCCTCCTCATAATCACGAGTGACTTCGGGTGCAGGGTCGGGCAGTTTATGCTTCTTGGGCTCCTGGTGGGGAGTGGGGGCATTATGGCCGGCTGGTTGTTTGCCGCTGCAACAGAAAAGCAGTGTGCACGGCTCTCCCGCCTGGGGAGTGGGGATACCGAAGTCGCCAATTAAGCCAGCGGGCACTTTGCCTGTACCGCCGCAAGTGGGGCAATCCTTGTACCACATCTCTGGCGCGGCATCTGGGTAATCGTGGCCGTCATTCTTGAGCACACGACCTTGGCCGTCACACGTCGGACACGGTATTGTCTCTTCCCCTTGTGCTGGGGTGGTGGGATTATTTGGCATCGGGAGCCTCTGCACTTCGAGCCTTATTACGTTCGAGCATGCCTCTCACCCGCTTGTGCAAAGACCTGTAGTAGAACCACCTGCGGACACCGAACCATTCGTGCACAGCCCATTGCCACAAATACCAACGAATCATTCGGTCCCATGTTTTACGGTCGTAGTGGGCCAACCAGTGATTGGGATAGCCCAGCCAAATTTCAAATGCATCATTATTGAAGGCTATGACGTATTGATCGTCATCCGTTGCTCCTGGAGACATCGGTATCCATAAACTTTCCTGATCTAGGGGCACTTTTCCTTGTCCATACATACCGCGCCATTGACCCCAAACGTGGTTATATAAATAGTTTGAAATCTTGCTCATCTACTTCGTTTCCTCATTAACATTATCTGGTAAAGCATCGGCAGCTTTTGCAAGTTTGGGCCGACGCTTCGTTGTCGACATTACCTCCACTAAATCAGGGAAATATCGAATGTTATCGCCCTCTCCCTCAGTTTGGCAATTATCGTAATCGAGCTTGTATTGCACACCGTTAAAGATGCATCCGCCGTAGTGACGAGCTACTGATAGCTGACTGTTTGCCCAAGTGTGGTATGGTATACGCTTTGGCTCTCTCATACCCCCGTCTCCTTTGATTCGGCTAGAGTGGCAGTCTCGCGGGCAATAAAGCGGTAAATGGTGTCCGCTAGCTCCTTCACGCCCTCAGCGTGTCCAACGGCTCGCCAGTATTCATCGCCGGTCTTGCCGCCTGTTCCGGCTATCATTGATTCGTCTGGGATGTATAAGCTTAGTTTGTTGAGTAGGTTTCGCTCTCTGGTGGTTAATAGGGCCTGGATTAAGGATGCGGCGCTGAGAGTGGTGTTCATCTGAATAATCACAGCAATACGTTCTAATTCCGTTAGCTCTTCGTTGCTTCCTGGCTGAGAGGGAGAGCCTTTTACGGCAGAGCAGCTAGCACAATGAGTCAGATGCTCATAGTTGACGTTCTTGCAGAGGCTGCATGTCCAGGTCTTAGGGGCATCGCTAGCTTCTGCACTCCGAGGCTGAGAGTCGGCGAAATCTCCTCCAATGCTCATGTCTGGTAATTCTGGGTCAAGCATTGGTTTCTCCCAGCTCTGCCAGGATTTGATGGCGAAGGGCATTCTTAGCCAGTGTCTCCGGGTCATCAATCTTGTGTACCTTGCCGCCTTCCCAGATTTTCTGCCAACTAGCGTCCTCCTCCTGCATAGCTGGTAAGCCTTTGATGACGGCTAGGATGGTGCGCTTGGATTCGACAACATCATCCGGATGGGCGTCATATACTGCATCAGAGTTAGTGGTTTCTCTTGGCATACCGAATAACGCCAGGGACCAAATATCGCGTAATGCTTCATCTAGTTGCTCGTGTGGTGTCTGCTTGGGGGTCATAGGTCTTCATACTCCACTCCGCCGATCCGCCGCGTTGCTTTACCGTCAGTCTTGATTTGAACATTTTCTGAAGTAACAATTTTAAATGCGAGCTTAAGCCTATTAAGAAGACTGAAATTGTCATGCTCGAAGTACCATATTTGTTTCCCCTCGTGCTCGAAATCTAGTTTAAATTTTCTACCCATTATTTGCTTATTCTCCCTTTGTTAGTTGATGGGGTGGCATCGAGGGTTTCTTCGTTGTTAGTGCCGGTAATGTGGTCGATTCTCACTCTTGCTCATACCTGGTTCCCCTCCACCACCAACCAGATGATGCCCACTGCAATCATGATAAAAATGGCAACAGTGTAGAAAAGCACCAGACCATGATATATTTTGCTAATCACGACTTCCCCTCTCATCAATGTGGTCGATCGTTATATCTCTTAATTCGGGATGGGCTTTCTCGAGCGCTTTTCTTGTAAGGTAAGAACGATCTCGCTCCATGGGGGCGGCAATACCGTCCAACTTTTTCTTCCAGCCCCTGGGGACTCTTACATGCATGTCTTCGGTTTTAACACGAGGCAGTTTGTTTACCACGACCTCGACCCCGACCCCGACCCCGACCACGACCTCGACCCCGACCCCGACCTCGACCGCGACCGCGACCGCGACCCCGACCCCGACCTCGACCTCGACCTCGACCTCGACCCCGACCTCGACCCCGACCTCGACCTCGACC